AAGGCCAAAAATGATCCCCGAGAAAGTGACACCGATGGAGAAAGAGTACGTAGATGTAACAGTATCAAGCATCATTGCGCTGATGGGTGGTTGGCTGCTTAAGTCGTTTTTCACTCCATCGCGGAAAGAGGTTGACGAGATCCGGCAAGAGATGCGTCACCTTGTCACGACTCGCGCTTTTGACAAAGAGTTGAGCGGCATACAGGCAAGGCTTGACCGCATCGAGGACAAGATCGACAAGATCATTGATAAGTGACAGTTATGACAACAAAGAAGAAGGCTGCGAAATCAAAGGTCAGTAAACACCGCTCCCCGGTGCGACCATCCAATGAGCGTGTAGACGATGAAAAGCTGAAACAGGCTTTGCAAGAGTCAAACGGAAATATCTCACATGCTGCCCGTGTTATGGGCATCTCACGCAACGCGATTCATCAGCACGTCAACGCCAATCCTGAGCTGAAGCAGATCCTCGACGACTCCCGGCAAACAATGCTGGACGAGGCCGAGAACGCGCTTTTGTCGGCCGTGCGCGAGAAACAAGGCTGGGCCGTATGCTTCACGCTGAAGACGATTGGTCAGGAGCGCGGATACATCGAACGCGCCGACCAGAGCCACTCCGGAACCGTCGAGGTGATTATTCGTCGTGCAGACCGCAAGTAAGACAATTGAACTGATATTGCCCTCTCTGCATCCGGCACAGCAACGGATCATCAATGAGGCGCGACGCTTCAACGTGCTCGCTTGTGGTAGACGCTTCGGTAAGACGACGCTGGGCATTGATCTGATCATCGACAAAGCCCTTGACGGTTATCCGGTCGGCTGGTTCTCGCCGACCTACAAGATGCTTGGTGAAGTCTGGAAAGAGATCATCGAGACCACAAAACAACTGCAGACGCGAGTGGCCAAACAGGAGCATCGGATAGAGCTGATCACCGGCGGTGTCATTGATTGCTGGTCGCTGGATGCCGCTGATAGTGTGCGTGGTCGCAAATACGCACGGGTGATTGTGGATGAGGCCGCGATGGTGCCGAACCTGGGCGATGCATGGCAAGCTGCGATTCGACCGACACTGACTGACTATGAGGGCGACGCATTCTTTCTTTCGACTCCAAAGGGCATCAACTTCTTCCACGAGTGCTACAGCAGGGGCGTAGACGGCACACAACCAGACTGGGCAGCGTGGCATTCGCCGACGTTGGACAACCCGCACATCAAGCCAGCCGAAATCGAAGCGGCACGGCAGGAGCTACCAGAGCAGATCTTCCGACAAGAGTATCTGGCCGAGTTTTTGCAGAACTCCGGCGCGGTGTTTCGCAACATTGACGCTTGCCTTCGCGCTGACACTGGCGACCATACAGGCCATCAGCTATTTGCCGGTGTCGATTGGGGCCAGAAAAATGACTTCACGGTCATATCAATTATCTGCGGTACTTGCCGGCAGGAAGTCGAACTTGACCGCTTTAACAAGATTGAGTGGGCATTTCAAAGGGCGCGTCTTCGGGCTATCGCTGACCGCTGGATCGTGGCATCAACGATCGTTGAAAGCAACTCCATTGGCTCGCCGAACCTCGAGGCTTTGCAGCGTGAGGGGATGAGCGTTCGAGGCTTTGAGACGACCGGCAGCAGCAAACCGCCACTGATTCAATCGCTCGCCTTGTGCCTCGAGCGGGAGGAATGTCATTTCCTGCCTGATCCCGTGGGGCGCGTCGAGCTGCTATCGTACGAATCGCGCGTGAATAGCACGACTGGCCGTGTGAGCTACTCTGCCCCGGAGGGTGGCCACGACGACACGGTAATCGCGCGTGCGCTGGCGTGGGAGTGTTTGCAGCGTGGCAATATGGGGACGGCATACTGATGGCAACGATTGAAGAAATGGCGAAGCGTATCGACTACCTAGAAGCGCAGCTTGCCGTAAAAGATGCACGAATTGCAGAGCTGGAGCAAGAGCTGACGAGCTGGCCGATTGAGTATGAGGACGAATGCACGAATGAAACTACTACACGGTAACTGCTTGGACGTGATGGCAACGCTTGACGCTGAGACCGTTGATAGCATCGTCACCGATCCGCCATATGGCCTGTCGTTTATGGGACGTGATTGGGATCATGGCGTACCGGGGGAGGCGTTCTGGCGCGAGGCGCTGAGAGTAGCGAAACCGGGGGCGCACCTGCTGGCCTTTGGTGGTAGTCGCACATATCACCGGCTGGCGTGTGCTATCGAAGACGCTGGGTGGGAGATTCGCGACTGTATTATGTGGGTGTATGGGTCAGGCTTCCCCAAGTCTCACGACGTGAGCAAGGCGATTGACCGGGAGGCAGGGGCGGAGCGGGAGGTGGTCGAGTCGTACCAAGTGACTAGGGATATGTCTGGCGGATCTTGGGCGGATCTTCATGGAAAGCCGAATCACGCCAAAATGCACGACATCACCGCACCCGCAACCGACGCCGCGAAGCAGTGGCAAGGTTGGGGCACTGCGCTCAAACCCGCATACGAGCCTATCATCGTGGCACGGAAGCCACTTGTCGGCACGGTGGCCGCCAATGTGCAGCAGTACGGCACGGGCGCGATAAATGTGGACGGGTGCAGGGTAAATCCGGGCGAGCGTATACCGGGCGGGGGGAATGGCAAGGCGAGCAACGGTGGAAGGTTTGGAGCGCATGAAACCAATGGTACACGAGCAATTGTCGAGTCGCACACCTTAGGCCGTTGGCCAGCCAACTTCATCCACGACGGCAGCGATGAGGTAATTGCTGGGCTGGGTGAGTCTGCGCGTTTCTTCTACTGCGCCAAGGCCGGCAAGCGCGACAGGGACGAGGGATTAGATATGTTTGACGTTGTGCGTACAGGTGGAATGCAGGCCACTGCTGATGGGTCAATGCTTACGGGTTCCGGCAATGAACGCACGACTGCGCGTGCAAACCATCACCCCACAGTCAAGCCGACCGACCTAATGCGCTACCTTTGCCGCCTTGCCACACCTCCAAGCGGTACGGTGCTTGACCCATTTATGGGCAGTGGCTCAACTGGCAAAGGGGCGACGCTCGAAGGCTTTGATTTTATCGGCATTGAGCAAAATACCGAGTATCTGGAGATCGCAAAAGCGCGCATTCAACACGCAATCGACAGCGCATCAGAAAAGTTATTTTCCGATTCTGTGTAACGAGTAGCATATATGGGAATATTTGACCGAATCAAAGCAGCCTCTACCGCCTTCCGCTATCCTGCGTCAATGACGCATCGCGGGGGCTCGTTTCTCAGCATGGCTCCGCGCACTTTCCCATACGAGAACACCGACCCAATATCGAATAGCGCAGTCATCAATACGCTTGCGTGGATTCAGCGCAACTTTGTTCAAGCGGATTTTGAGGTTTACCGCGAGCTTGCTGACGACGAAGACGAGACGATAGACGGCCACCCGCTGACGAGCCTGATTGAGTCGCCCAACACCGGATATGACGCGCAATCATTGTGGGCTGCTACCCTGCTGTCGTATCACCTTGACGGCAACGCCTACTGGATCAAGGAGCGCAATGCTCGAGGCTTTGGCGTGCCCACGTCGATCTGGTATGAGCCACACTGGAGCATTAAGCCACACTGGCCGGAGAATGGATCGGCATTCATCGACTACTACGAGCGGCGCATCAATGGCACGATTGAGCGCGTACCCATTGAGAACGTGGTGCATTTCCGCAATGGCCTTAATCCCGCCAATCCCAGGTACGGTTTAGCCCCGCTCAAAGCTGCTCTGTTGCAGGTTTTTACTGACACTGAGGTCTCACTATGGGTAGCAGCTCTCTGTCGCAATATGGCGATACCTGGCGTTGTCGTCTCACCTGCTGAACCGATCGGCATGACGCAGGAAAAGGCAGAGCAGATTAAACAAACTTGGAAAAGGAAATTCGGCGGCGACAATCGCGGTGAGCCACTCATCCTTGACTTCCAGGCAGACATCAAGCCGCTTGGCTATGATCCAAAGCAGATGGATTTTGCGTCGATCACCAACCTTGCCGAGTCGCGCATTTCCGGTGCGCTGGGTATCCCTGCTATCGTCGCGGGGCTGTCGGCAGGGCTGGATTCCTCGACATATAACAACCTTGCCAACCTGAAGAAGAGTGCCTTCGAAGAGTGCTTGATCCCGACGTGGACAACCTTTGAGCGCACGATTGCACGGCAACTGCTGATCGACTTCGAGCGCGATACCACCGCGATTGATTGCGAGTTTGACACATCAGAGATTCGCG